AAAAGTAAGAATAAAAATTTTAAAGTTTAAAATATCTTGGCATCGCAACATTTATAAACCCTGAAAGGAGGTTAAAATGCCAGACAACAGACACAATAAGACTGGTGGGCGTAAGCCTGGCTCTGGTCGTCCTAAAGGGGCCAAAAATATTAACTCAATGGCTTCTGTGAAAAAGCTTCAAGAGCTCGGCTTCGATCCTATTGAGATGATGGTTGAGAAATATCATTCAATACAAAAACAATTAGATTATTTAGAGTCCATTGGTAAACATACCTCTGGTGCTTATGCTCAAATGACAGCCACACAAGGTACACTAATTAACAACCTTATGGCTTATGGTTACAAGAAAATCCCTGACAAAATTGAACAAGAAGTTACTGAAAAGAAACCTATCAGTATCTTACTTACAGATACTAAGAAAGAAGATGGGGAGTAACATGCTAGGTCTTAGAAAAACAGCGGAAGCAATTAAAAATGCCAATGGGCCAGCCCAACATATCATGTATAGTGTTTGGGGGTTTATTATAGCAGGTATGTATGTAGACATGGGAGTTAGCAATTATATTTTGCTAGCTTGGGTGTCTTGTAGTTTATTAACTGCAGGAGCCGTAGTATGGTTGTCAAAGAACTTTTTGAAAAGAATATTATTAGCAGATGTATTATTATCAGCACTCGTCTTAGGTCTTTATATTTCAGAGACTACCTTTGGGGGACATAGCGGTGTTGATCCAATTTATTACGTTAATACAATTAATGGCATGGAACCTGCAATGAAAAACACTATGGGGCATACCGTAGATAGTTTAGGGTCGTTGTCTAATTTTATTAGCCACATCTTACCATGTTTAGTATTAATTTTTCATGGGATATATTTAGCAAATCTTGTTGAACGACAAGAACTAGAAAGAAAAAGGTTCAACGATGGAAAACTTTGACATTACTACGTGGATGCCACTGCTAGTAACTTTACTTGGATCTGCTGGATTATGGAAATTCTTATCCTTAAGAGCAGAACAAGATCATAAAACTTCTTTAGAGGATAAGGCACAAAGAGCAGCTTTTAATGACACACTCAAGGAGCAAGTAGATAGGCTTGCTGCTAAAGTGGATCTCCTTACTTCTGAAAAAGAAGACTTACTTCGTGAGATGGCGTCTATGAGAGCAGAACTTGCTGCAGCCACAGCTACTATTAATCATCTACAAGAAACATTAAGAAATCGATAGAAGAAAATAAATAACATGTCAGAAATTCAGTTACATGAGAAACAGTCAGAAGTTATTAGAGATTTGTTTATAGACCAGTCTTGTCGTTACTCTGTAGTAAATGCCTCTCGTGGCTTTGGTAAGTCTTACCTTGCAGCTACAGCGGCTATCATAGCAGTACAAGAGCTTATTAATCTTCCTGCTGATGTTCCTAACAAGAACGTAGCACTTATTGCCCCTACGTATAGTCAGGCAGTAGATATTTACTATCCCTTGATTGCTTGGCAACTAGGTATGGAAGACTTTGCTGATAAAGCTTCTAAGGCGGCTGGTCAGTTCTGGTTCCCTAACAACGTACAACTAAAGTTGTGGTCTTACGAGGCTTCACAGCGTATGCGGGGTACTGGTCAATACTTTGTAGTAGCCGATGAGGTTACTTCTTGGAAAGGTGCTGGTATGAACCTCAAGGAGTCTTGGGAGTCAATTATTCAGCCCTGTGTTGCTACTCGTTGGTCTCCACAGAATGCTAAAAAGTTTGGCGCTAACCCTGGTAGAGCACTTATTATTAGTACTCCTAGTGGTTACGATTATTTTTATGAGATGTATAACAGACAAGATTCTGATAATACTTGGAAGAGTTACACTTATACTTATCAAGATTCTCCTTTCTTAGATGAAGAAGAAATTGAACGAGTAAAACTAACTCTTGATCCTCTAAAGTTTGCTAGAGAATATACTGCAAGCTTTGAAGACTCTGGTAATAATGTATTCTATACGTTTAGCAGAAAGGATCATATTGACAACACACTTCAACCATTTGAGGAGGGTGAAGACGTTCATGTCGCTATTGACTTTAACGTTGGAATCATGGCCTCAGTTATCTTTGCAATTCGGGGTAATCAAATTCACATCTTAGATGAGATGCAAGGACACCCTGATACTGAAACTCTTGCAAGGGCGCTTAAGGAAAAGTATAATAATCATCGTATTATTAGCTACCCTGACCCTGCAGGAAGGGCGAGAAAAACTTCAGCTGCTGTCGGTGTTACTGACTTCAGAATCCTAGAGACACACAGTATAATCACCAGAGCACATAGCAAAGCTCCACCGATTGTAGACTCAGTAGCAGCTGTAAATAAAAAGTTTAAGAACGCCAATGGTGATATTGACATGCTTATACATCCTAAGTGCGTCAATACTATTAAGTCTCTAGAGCGTACACAGTGGGTAGAGTCTAACCCTGATAGTGCTACGATAGATAAAAAAGAAGGTGTTGAGCATTGGACAGATGCACTACGCTATGCAGTAGAGTATTTGTATCCAATTAGAGCTGGAACTAAGATCGTTAAGCGTGGTTTTAGTTTCTAAATAATAAGCAAAGAAAAGGAATACTTCAATGCCAGCAAAAGATACTTTTGGCAAAGTGGGTTTGAAAGGTAAACTTTCAGCTCGTTTTAAAAATGTTAAATATAAATTCACAGGTGCTCGTAAAGCGGCTCTAATGAAAGCGGTTAAAGCTTCTGCTTTAAAGCGCAAACAACAAGCTAAAGCCGCAGGGAACAACCTTGCAGCGGCTGCTCGTAAGACAGGTGCAAGCCTTAAGAAAAAGGCAACACTTAGAGTACGTGGCGCAGGAATGAAAGTTCGTAGTGCCTATAAGCAAAATAAAGCTAAAAAGGGTTCAGTAGTACAAAAGGCTATCGTAGCTCGTAATAAAGCTCGTAACAAAAAGAATGTTATGGTACGCAAGGCTAAGAAGGCAGTAGGTTACATTAGTGCACCTAAGAACGCATCTAAACTACGTCAGCGTCAGAATGTTAAAAAGAACGTTAGCCGTATTGCAAGAAATAAAGTAAGTGCAGCAAAGACTACTGTACGAAACAAGGTGAAATCTCTTTCAGGTAAGAAGAGCAACCCTGTTAGTCTACGTGGTAAAGATGGTAAAATTATTAAAGTACCAAACTATAATGGTAAAGGAAATAAACCAAGGAATAGCCTTGTCACTAAAGCAAAAGCTACTACAGCTAAGCTTACAAAAGGTACTTCAGGTTTAAATTCAGGTTCTTCTACTCGTTCAAGAGGCTCTGGAGCTGGCGCTGCAGCTGCTCGTCAACGCCGTGAGCAAGAACAACGTAGAAAAAGCGTAACCAGATCAACTTACCGTAATGTAAGAAGAAAGAAATAATCCTAATGTCTTACGTAGGAAAAGTTATTTTTAAGCTGGGGGCCAAAAGGCTCTCAGCGGCTCAAAAGAAAGCCTTAGCAAAAGCAATTAAAGCTAGTGCCTTAAAACGTGCTAGAAGTTCAGCTTATAAATCAGCTATGACTACACGTAATCGTGTTAGGTTGGGAGTTCGAGTTGCTAAGGCTACAAAAAAGTTAAATGTTTACAAAGCTAAAAACTTATCAAACTCTAAAGTTTTTATGTCTGCTCAACTTAAACGTACTGCTGCGGAAAATAAATTTAAAAACCCTAGTGCTGTTAAAAAGCTTATTGGTTTACATAATGCTAAGAGCGCAGCAGTAGCTTTTAAAAAGGCCGATAAAGAATTTGTTAAAGCTAGCTTAAGAAATCAGCAGTCAGCAATGAAAGTTCAAGCAATGCAAAGTAAGTTAGCTAAACTAGCTAATAAAGACAAAGCATTAATTAAAAGAATTGAAAAGCTTAGTAATCGTTCTTTGATTGCTCAAAAAGAAGCACAGAAGTATGCTAAGTTGTCAGGTACTACTGTTAAAGCTTCTGACTTAAGTGCTGTGAAGGGTGCTCAAGAGGCGTATTGGAGGGCTTTTGATGCAACTCTTATCGGTCTTGCTGGTGGCACTGCAGCTTTAAAAGTTGCTGCTAACAAAAAACAAGCTAAGAAAAAGAAAACCTAATATGCCTTTAAGCAAAAAGAAAACAAAGAAAGCAGTCTCAGGGAACATTAAGAAATTGCTTTCTGAAGGCTATAAAAGAAAACAGGCTATAGCGATAGCGTTAAATACCGCTAAGCCTAAGAAAAAGAAAAAGTCTAAGAAATAGTGCTGATAAAAACAATAACTTTTAATTGCCCATCTGAGGATCGGTAGAAAGGACAAACTATGCCACGCTCAAAAATTACTTCGACGTCTAAAGACATTATCAGTGATGACGGGAGTATACTTGTTTCTGTCATTGAAGGAGAACAAGTACG